CCATAATCGGCGCCATCGGTGGGCGGTGCTGAATACGCATCGTCGTGCCGGCAAAACGGTGGCCCTCACAAACGATCTAATTGTTGGTGCCCTCCAGAACCAACTGCGTAAGCCTCAACTGGCCTATATTGGCCCCACATTTACCCAGGCCAAGCGCATTGCGTGGCAATACCTCAAGGATTATGCTGAACCGTACCTGTCCAAACCCCCCTCTGAGTCAGAGCTCAAGATCACTCTCCACGGTGAGCGGACGCTATATTGCCTCGGGGCTGACAATCCTGATTCACTGCGGGGAATGTACCTTGATGGCGCCGTCATGGACGAATATGCGCTATTCCGCCCATCTGTATTCTCCACGATTATTCGGCCGGCACTCTCTGATCGCAACGGATGGGGAGTCTTCGCCTCCACCCCCAGAGGGAAGAACCTGTTTTATGCGGAATATAAGAAGGCAATAAAGAACCCCAAGGAGTACTTCCAGCTCACCCTCCGCTCCTCAGAATCGGGACTGATCCACCCGCTTGAGCTGGAGGCCCTCCGCAAGGACATGGACGCGGAGGAGTATGCCCAGGAGTACGAGTGTAGTTTCGACGCTGCCCTGAAGGGAGCAATATATGCCGAAGAAATCAACCTCGTGTTCGCAGAACAACGAGTGCGCCCCGAGTTATATGATCCCAATCTCCCAACTCATGTGGTATTTGACCTGGGCTTCACAGATGCGACCGTCGCCGTATATTGGCAAGAGGGCACAGACGGCACAATCCGAGTCGTCAACGTCGAAGTCACCAACGGAAAAGACATCTTCCACCACATCGACCGCATTATACAGTTCCAAGGTCAAGCTGACCTAGGGTCGGTATGGCTCCCCCATGATGCCAAGGCGAAGAACCTCCAAACGGGCAAGTCCATCGTGGAGCAATTCCTCAACAACGACATCCGCCCCCAGATGGTTCCCAATCACAAGGTCCGGGATCGGATTGCCGCCACCAGATCAATCTTCCCCCGCGTGCATTTTGACGATGCGGTCTCTGAAGACCTGCTCGAGGCCTTGAAGGGCTACCGGAGAGAGTGGGATGAGAACCTGCTCATGTTCAAAGACATACCGATGCACGACTGGTGCTCGGACTATGCGGATGCTTTTGGCTACATGGGCGTCGTGGCCGCGCCCAAATTCGGCACATTGGGGACTGCTGATGCCTCCCCCGAGGCCATCAAGACTCAACATGCTAAGCAAAAGAGGCTCGCCCCTGGTGTCTACACCATGGAATCCATGTTCCAAGACTACGAGGACCGCAATAAGGGCCTCCGCAGGAGAGTGATGTAATGGCCGATAACTCCGCATCCATTGAGTCCCTCAAGGACGACAAGCTCACCCCCTATGCCAGGTGGGAAGAGGAGATAAAACAGGCTGAATTGGAGCTCAAGGAGTTTCACAATCGTGGCAGGAAGGTCAACCGCCGTTTCCTCGATGAGAGGGACATGCTAGATGCCCAAAACAAGTGGTTCAACATCTACTATGCGAACACAAATATCATGGAATCTGCGCTTTACGCGCAAATCCCGAAGCCTGCGGTTACACGGCGTTTCAAGGACTACGAAGACGACACCGCTAGGGTTGCGGGGCTCATTGTGGAGCGATCTATCACTCAGGACCTCGATGATCCCCGTGATACGTTCGATTCTACGATGCGTTCCGCCGTCCAGGACAGGCTTATACCTGGTCTCGCAGCGGCGTGGCTACGATTGGAGACTGACACGGAGGATGTTCCTTATCAGGAAGCGATGGGCGACGACTTCCACCCTGAAACGGAGGGTGGCAAGCCCCCGGAGCCACTCAAAAAGATCACTGACCAGCGCGTCTGCGTAGATTACGTGTACTGGCAGGACTTCATCTGGTCCCCCTGCCGCACGTGGGAAGAGCGTCGCTGGGTGGGTAAGAAGGTCTACATGTCCCGGGATGCTCTGGTCAAGCGTTTCGGCGAGAAAGTGTGCAAGGCAGTGCCTCTGGACTTCAAAGTTGACGCGCCTATGCATGGGTCCACCCCAGCCACCACCCCGAAGCACTACGCCATCAAGCAGGCTTGCGTGTACGAGATATGGGATCGCCAATCCAAAGAGGTGATTTGGCTCTCCAAAGGCTACAAGAGCATCCTGGACACCAAGAAGGACCCTCTGGGCCTGGTGGGCTTTGAGCCATGCCCGAAGCCCATGCTGGCTAATATCACAACCTCCAATACTGTTCCCCGCCCCGACTACTACATGATCCAGGACCAGTACACGGAGCTGGATACCATCAATAACCGTGTATCAATGCTGATCCAGGCCTGCAAGGTCGTCGGCGTGTATGACCAGTCTGCCAGCGGCATCTCACGGATGTTGACTGAAGGCTTCGACAATCAACTCATCCCCGTAGACAACTGGGCTATGTTCGCAGAGAAGGGCGGCATCAAGGGTAACATCGACTGGCTTCCCCTGGACGTGGTGGTGGAGGCCCTTTCCCAACTGATTCAAAACCGGGACCTTATCAAGGCACAAATCTATGAGCTCACAGGGATCAGCGACATTGTTCGAGGCGCAACCAAAGCCAGTGAAACGCTCGGGGCGCAGGAAATCAAGTCCAAGTTTGCCTCAATCTCCATCAAAAAGCGACAAGATGAAGTCGCCCGCTTCGCCGCAGAGATTCTTCGCATCAAAGCCGAAATCCAAGTCAAGCACTTTGACCCGGAAGTTCTGGTAGAGAAGAGCAATATAATTGCTACTGGGAAAGAGAATTTCCCATACATCGAGGCGGCTATGAATATGCTCAAGTCCGACGAGGGCTTTGAGTGGCGAATCCAGATCACCGCCGACTCCATCGCCCAGGCCGATTATGCGATGGAGAAGGCTGACCGGATAGAGTTTCTAACCGCTGTGAGTGGCTACCTCGAAAAAGCCTCGACCATGTTCCAGGCCGTGCCGGGATCGGCTGAACTGCTCGTAGGCATGCTCAAGTGGGCTGTTTCTGGCTTCCGCAATGCCTCCACCATTGAGGGCATGCTCGACAAAGAGCTTGACCACCTGTCCAAGACCCCGCCGCCGCCCCCGCCTCCTGATCCGAACGCCCAGAAGATGGAGCTGGAGAAGGCCAAGAACGAAGGCAAGATGGAATTGGAGAAGGGCAAGGCCCAGATCGACATGCAGAAGGGCCAACAGGAAATGGAGCTCAAGGAGCGCCTTGGTCAGATGGAGATCCAGATGAAGCAGATGGAACTCAAGTTCAAGGAGCAGGAACTGGCCCTGAAAGAGCGCGAAGCCCAGATGAATATGGACTTTGCCGCCGCAGAGTCGGCCCAAAAGCAGCGCACTCAGCTCATGGAGAGCGAAATGTCCCTCAATACCCAGGCCCAGGAGCATGCTATGCACCTTGACCAGGCCAAGGAGGACCATGAAATGCAGTCTGAGCAAGCTGCTGAGAGCCACGATATGTCCATGGAACAGACCAAGGAAGCTGGGAAGATCAAGACCCAACAGATGAAAGAGCAGGCCAAGGCCAAACCGAAGCCCAATGGAGCTAGCAAATGACGAGAGAATGCTGGGTGTATCCCGATGATGGCTCCCCGCCGTACCGCAAGGGTGAGAGACCACAGGAGCCTCGTCCTGGTTATGCGACAATTCTTCCAGACTTGCCAGACTTTCAATCCCCCATCGATGGCAAGTGGTACTCCGGACGTGCCGGCCTGCGGGAGCACTGTAAGAAGCATGACGTGGTTCCGAATGCTGATCTTAAAGGTCTACCCACGCTTATGAGCAACTCGGACACTCGGTCCCCCGAGCAGAAGCGAGCAGACGCTGCTAACAGAAAGCAGCATATTATCAACCAAGTCAACAAACACTATAGGTGACCCATGGCTGACGAAGTAATTGTAGACCGACGCGCTGCTATTGAGGCGGCATTTGAGGAAGTAGAGACTGCGGAGGCCGGTGCAGCCCCCGTAGAGGCCCCGGCAACGCCTCCGGTAGAATCCCCCGCGCCCGAGGCAGAAGCCGCTGAGCAGCAAGCGGAAGCGCCTGCGCAGAAGGCTACAGGAAAGGAGCCTACCGCCGCGCCGTTGCCCGAATCGCCCACCTTTCCGGTGGATAAGGCTCCGCAGTCTTGGCGTTCGCCTGCCCGCGCTAAGTGGGACAAGTTGGACCCGGATATTCGACAAGAAGTGATGAAGCGGGAGCGTGAGACCACCAGAGTTCTTGGGGAGACAGCCCAGGTTCGGCAGTTTGCTAACAATTTCCAGCAGATCATCCAGCCCTATATGGCCCGGATTCAATCTGTAGGCACGGACCCCCTGGGGGCCGTGACTGAACTGCTCAAGGCTGACTACTTCCTGTCCTCTGCTCCGAAAGTGGCTCGCGCCCAGTTCATGGCCAAGCTGATCAACGACTACGGGGTGGATATTCTGGAGCTTGACTCGGCGCTGGCCGGGAAAGCTCCTGTAAATCCTGTGGACGACCGGGTAGAGGCTCTGCTCCAGCAACGTCTGGCCCCCTTCCAGCAGTACATCCAAAACCAACAGCGGCAAGCTCAGGAGTATGAGCAATTGTCCGCCACCGAGGTTAATCAGCACATCGAGCAGATGCAGGACAATCCGAAGTATCCCCACTTCGAGACTGTCCGGCTCGACATGGCAGACGCTATCGACCTTGCAGCGAAAAGAGGGCTTTACTTATCGCTTGATCAGGCCTATAATCGCGCTATTGCGATGAACCCGGAGGTAAGCGCCCAGGTAGCTACCCAACAGCAAGCAGATGCTAAGAGAACCGCAGCCCAGCAAGCTAATGCTAAGGCTCAGCGAGCACTCGGGGCATCTGTCTCTGTAGGTGGCGCGCCTGGAGGAGTACCGAGTGGGGCCTCAGGAGCAACTGATCGTAGGGCCGTAATCGAGGCTGCGTTTGAGCAACTTGGAGGAAGATAGATGCTAAGCAATTTCATCCGTCGCATCCTCGGGGCTGCTAACTTTCCGCAGAAGCCCGAGCAACTGGACCAGATCGAACCTCAGGTCTATCAACCCGAACCGGTGAAGGCACCCCCAGCGCCGCCACCGGCAACTCCATAGGAGCCTACCATGGCATTCCCCAATAGTGCGATCAGCGACGTGATCGCCACGACGATCCAAAGTCGTACTGGTCAAATCGCGGACAACGTCACGTCCAATAACGCTCTGCTGACCAAGCTGAAGTCACGCGGGAACATCAAGACGTTCTCGGGCGGCAATACGATCATGCAGGAGCTCAGCTTCGCGTCGAACGGCAACGCCGGATGGTACAGCGGTTATGAGACGCTGCCCATCGCTGCCCAGGACGTCATCAGTTCCGCCGAGTACGTGATCAAGCAGGCCGCGTGCCCGGTGACGATCAGCGGACTGGAGCAACTCCAGAACGCCGGCAAGGAGCAGATCATCGACCTTCTCGACGCACGTATGGACGTGGCCGAGTCTTCAATGGCGAATCTGATCGCCTCTGGTCTGTATTCGGACGGAACTGCCGCAGGCGGCAAGCAGATCGACGGTCTGCTGAAGCAAGTCTCCACGGCGCCAACGAACGTGGTCGGCGGTATCGACCGCAACACGTGGCTGTTCTGGAAGAACCAGTACTTCCGTATGCTGACCACCGGCGGTGCCGCCGCGTCCGCTGCGAACGTACAGGCCTACTTCAACCGCATGTGGTCCAGTCTGGTCCGCGGCAATGACCGTCCCGACCTGATCCTGGTCGACAACATCCTCTGGTCCTTCTACATGGCGTCCCTCCAGGCCATTCAGCGCTTCTCCGGCACTGAAACCGCCAAGCTGGGTTTCGTCAGCGTGAAGTACATGGACGCAGATGTCGTCCTCGACGGCGGTATGCAACTGAACTGGACCTCCACCGGCGCTGCCGGCACG